TACAATTTACACCGGTTGCGCCAATGGCACAATCAGGACCAAGAATAGGACCAAACGGTTGTTGTACACGTGGAGGTGATCAATTTGGATCATGGCCAGGTGGAGGTGGAGTACACGGATCACCATACGGTGGTGGATGTTGTTGTGGATCACCAGGCGCCGAAGGTGCTGTTTATGTGGTATACTACTAGGATATAATTATGGGACACGGATTAGACGCACAAAACAGAAATAACGAAGTTGAAGTTCAGTTTTCATATGATATGCCAGACGCATATTTGTATCAAACTACAGCTGAAGGTAAAGTAGGAACTTGGACTTATAAAGGCCCTAAAGAAATGTGGGTGTTTATGAGAAAAGTAGACAACAAACGTTCAGGTGAAGTTAGATACGGATACGAAGTTGAAGCTGACTTTGTACCAGCGGCTCATGAGTATATGGTTAAAGTTGATTGTGAAGAAAATCCTTTGCTTTGCGAACTAATGGAAGTACACCAAGATACTTTAATGTTAGAAGGTAGAGAACACGTAACACAAACATTACCACAAAAAGATATTAACGGTAATTACTTTAAGCACATTGAGCCTAAAGTTCCTACTCCAGATCATACATATGACAGAGATGCAATTACTTATAACCCAGTTTCTAAACAATGGAACACACCATATCCATTCATTAAACCACACGTGGGTTGGGATGAAATTAAACGTACAAGATGGTCACAACTTTCTTGGTCAGACTCACACGTATCAGATGATATGCCAGAAGCTTTAGCAAATAAATGGAAACAATTTAGACAAGAATTAAGAGATTTACCAGAGCTTTATGGTGCTTGTTGGACACCTACTATTACAGCAGGTGGAACAGGTTATTCAGTAGGCGATCACTTATTAGTTGATGCTACTGTATTAGGTTATAGTGCAGATCAAATTGGTACAATGGATGATTTATCAGCACCAATGGGACAAAGACCAGGTTTTGATTTTGAAGCAGATCCAAATGATGGAGAAGCATGGAAACCAGATGCAACAGCTGACGCAACAAACGGATCATTAGACGTAAACATTATTGTTACAAGCATTGGACAAGACGGTGCTATTACAGGTGTAAGAACACGTAACGCCTTTAACGCCAGACACATGAAAGAAGCTAAAGTAATTAATAATGTAGCTTATACTATTGTTAAAACAGGTGACAGTTCTACAACAGGAACTGGTGCTACTTTTAAATTAGAAAAGAAAGTACGTATTGAACCTTGGAAAGTTAGACTTCCACAATCACCAAAAGCATTACAACCAGGTATTTGGGGCGAAAACGATCAGTTCCCAGGACAAACAGGACGTTATGGTGCGGCTGTAAACGGTATGGACGCAACAACTACACTAGGTGATAACGTTCCAGATGGTACAGCAGACGCAAACAGAGATAATCCTAACGATGGTTGGTTGATGGAACACACATATCACCCTGCAACAGGACACTTTATTCCACCAGAAATGGATGGAAACTATTTTGGTACAGATCTAAATAGATTAGGTTTAAGCACAGACGGTACTCCATTTGATGATGGAGCGGCAGATGGGCTACCTGCGGCGCCTACAGACGCTAAAGGCAAGACTAGAATAGCTGGTACTATTACAGCCAGAAAACAAACTTCCTAATATAATTCCTTTTAAATAACTGCATAGTGCTATTAAGATGTAGCACATAATTACGCACAGATTAAAAGGATGATAAATGTCAACAGATAAAAGAAACTCAGCTATTTTTATTAATGGCGGTGCTGGACGAGTAATAGCATCTATCCCTGCTCTAGAAAAATTTCAAGAAGAAAATCCAGATGACGATTTTGTAATTGTTTGCGAAGGTGGAACTGATTTCTTTAAAGGACATAAATCCTTATATGCTAGAGTATATGATCACTGGCATAAAGGTTTATTTCAAGATAAACTAAAAGAACGTGAACTAGTTACACCTGAACCATATAGGGTTTGGGAATACTATAATCAGAAATGTTCTATTGCACAGGCATACGATATTGCTATTAATAACAAAGGACTAAGAACACTACAAAAGCCTAAGATTACGTTAAACAAAGAAGAAATGATCTTTGGTAAAAAACTTGTAGATGAAGTTAAAGAAAAAACTAAAAAAGATAAGGTAGTAGTATTTCAACCATTTGGTAGAACAACACAACACGAAAACGGTATGATTTCAGACTTTAGTGGTAGGAGTTTTGAAGCTGAAAATTCAGTTAGTATTGTTAAAAAGTTATCTAAAAAATTCGGCGTAATTCATATGGCAGAGTTTGGTATTGACTTTGCTAAACATGGAATAAAAGATGCAGTAGCAAGTCCTATGGGAGCAGACTTGAGACATTGGTGCGGTATTATTTCAAATGCAGATTACTTTTTAGGCTGTGACAGTTCAGGACAACATATGGTCCATGCATTAGATAAAAAATGTACAGTAGTTATTGGATCAACTTTTCCTATTAATGTTTCTTATCCAGACGATGAAAACTTTGACATCTTAGACATGGGTGAAGGTGCAAGAACTTACTCACCTATCAGAGTTACAACTGATGAATATGCTGATAGAACCAACGATGGTGTTATGGCAATGAATGATAAGGTTGAATCAATTATCATTGAGTCAGTTTCAAACGGACTAGCTGGAAAAGAAAGAATAGGTCACAAGTATAAAGAAGAGTAATGTCTAGGCTGTTTACATTCGGCTGTTCATATACATCTTGGAACTGGCCTACATGGGCAGACATCATGAGCCTCGAAGCAAACTATTACGAGAATTGGGGTCATGCTGGTTTAGGTAATCGTGCTATTGCTGAACGTGTAGCAGAATGTAACATAAAAAATAAATTCAATCACAAAGATCAAGTTGTAGTACAATGGACTAGTCATTTAAGACACGACTGGTTAAACTTTAAACATAAAGAACCTTGGCAAACAAAAGGAAGTATGTTCAGTTATCAGAACGAAGAACTATATGATAAAAAATGGATTGATACTTTTTATGACGAGAAAGCATATTTCTTACACACATTACACGCAATAGAATTAACAAAAGGTTTGTTAGAATCTACAGGGTGTGAATTTTATTTTACAAGTATAAGCAATCTTAATACACTAGGTACAGACATACCACATCAATCCGGACATGGTGAAAACTTAAGAAACACACCAGAACTTGCAAACGGTATTGAGGAGTTTGGCTTAGAAGAATATAGTGATGTGCTTAAAGGAGATCATTGGTTATGTCCAATTGGTATTCATGCTTGGAATAGACCTGATTTACAGTGGTGGTTTGAAAATGAACAAGGTAACAAGTGGGTAGAACTACATCCTAGTCCTAATCAACACTTGGATTGGGTACATAATCACAACCAGAACGTAACTAAAGAACAAGAAAATTTGATAGATACTACTAATAGTGCAAAAACTAACGACTACAAAGAAACTATCGCAAACATTACTCGCACAGTAGCTTGGGATAGAAAGTATAGAGGATTTTAAATGAAAAAGAAGCCAGTTTGGATTGCCGGAATTGCAAGGGGACATAATGCAGGTGTTTGTCTTTTAAAAGATGGTGAGATAGTATTTGCAATAGAAGAAGAAAGACTTACACGTCAGAAATATGATGGTGGTCCTTATGCTTCTATGATGAAAATTTTAGAATATACAGACAAACTAGATTTCTTATGTGTTGCACACACACAAAATTTACAAAGAACAGCAGGTAGAGTAGACTTTAGTGGAGATGATGTTTACACAGGACTTGCACGTAAGATGGGATTAATAAGTAGAAAGCCTTATAACCCAGAAGAAAATCACCCACAAGTAATTGACATGAGTCATATACATCATAAGTTACACGCCGCGACAGCCTTTTATAGATCAGGATTTAGTGATGCAGTAGCAGTTATTGTTGATGGTGCAGGTACGTTTATAGATTTAGCTACTAACACAGGTGAACCACAAACTGTTTGGGAAACAGAAACAATATATGATTGTGCATATCCAGATAATTTTAAAACACTTTATAAACACTTAGGTACTAACGGTCCTATGGTTACGCAGTACTTAAAAGATATGTCAAGTGAGTTATATGATGAACCTAAAGAATGGACACACGATATTTTACTTACTGAAAATGCAGGTATAGTAAAAACTTATGAGGCAGTAACAGAGTACTGTGGCTTTAGCTTTATTGAAGCAGGTAAAACAATGGGATTATTTCCATATGGTAGACGTGCTAATATTAGATTATTTAGAAATGATACTATGTGGCCTATATCAGATAGACAAATGATTATACCTACATATCCAAACGGTGCTCACGTAAACTATAACTTCTTCCAAGAACTTGTAGATCATGATAATGAAGATGTAAGCAAACTAGAAAACAGAAGAAATTTAGCTTATGCTGTACAAACAGAAACACAAAATCAAGTTGTTAAATTAATTAAACGTGCAGTTGAAATGTCAGGTAAAAATAAAGTTGTTATTAGTGGAGGTTACGGTCTTAATTGTGTAGCAAACTATGAATATTTAGATCAACTTAAAGATGAAAACATTGAAATATATGTTGAGCCAGTAAGTAATGATGCAGGTACAGCCATGGGTGCGGCAATGTTAATGCATAGAAGACTTACAAAAGATAATAAAGTACAAGAACAGCAAGATACATTATATGAAGGTCCTGCTTATTGTTATTCAGATAATGACATTAATAAAATTGCAGAAAAATATAATGCAATAGTTGAAGAAGCAGATGATAAAAAAGTAGTTGACATATTAGCAGATAGAAAAATTTGTACTATTTTCCAAGGACGTTCAGAAAACGGTCCACGTGCTTTAGGTAATAGAACTATTATGTATGATCCAAGTGATCCTAATGGTAAAGATCATGTTAACCTTATTAAACGTAGAGAATACTTTAGACCTTTTGCAGGTAGTATACTTGAAGAAGATGTACATGAATGGTTTGATTTACGTGGTATGAAAAGTTCACCAACAATGATGTATGCTGTAAACTGTCAAGAAGGTATTGCAGAAAAGATTCCAAGCATTATACACGTTGACGGAACTTGTAGAATACAAACAGTTAGTGAAAAACAAAATCCTCATTACTATAATTTAATTAAAGCCTGGAAAGAAAAATCAGGATTGTCAATTATTTTCAATACAAGTTTTAATTTAGGTGGAGAGCCATTAGTAGAAACATTAGATGATGCTGTACGTACATTGAAACACAGCGACATTGAATACTTGTACTTGCCTGAATATAAAAAACTTGTTACATTGAAAAATGACGGCTAATTTTACACAATACTTCGACACAAAAATATACTGGACAGATGAAATAGACGGTTGTGGTAACACCATGATTGATGACTTCCTTGATGCAACTAGTTTTATTACAGAAGATAAAACATTTTACAATGCATTAGAATGGTGTAGTGGTCCAGGGTTTTGGGGCTTTGGTTTATTAGGTACAGATAAAACAGAAAAGATTACTTTATCAGATGTATGGGAGCCAAACAAACCAGCAGTACTGCAAACAATACTAGAAAATAACTTAGATGAAAAGGCACATTTCTTTCTAAGTGATAATTTTAAGTCAATTCCTGAGCAAACATTTGACCTAATTGTTGCTAATCCTCCACATTTCAATGGTGACCCGTATGTTGCACACTACGACGAACCAAGGAAATATAAAGATTTAGACTGGTCTATACACAAAAACTTCTTTAATAATGTAGAAAACTACTTAACACAAGATGGAGTAATCATACTTGCTGAAAATGTATGGGGATCAAATCCTGATACGTTTAAAGATATGATTACAGAGAATAATCTAAAAATAACACATCATTTTCCTTCAAAGCAGTATCCGTTAGATATGTGGTATTTAGGAATCGCGAGAGAATCCGCGGAGCGGTAAAACGCAAATTTAATGCCGCGAAGCGGTAAAAAGCGGTAATATGCTTTTGAACAGAAGCCGCTACTAATTGAATAAATACTACAAAGAGGATGTTTAATGGCGTTTGATATCAGTAAGTTTTTCCGTAAAGGACAAAACAATACAATAGAATTTAGAGGCGGTAGTAACCTAAGTTACGCCGGTCCTTCTGCTACACTTGTAGAAAATGGGACTGAATTAGACCGTTGGTATGTTGGTTCGTATTTCGGCGTAGAATACACTATAGCCTGTGATGTGAACTCAGCACGTAAAGAGATCATTAAATGCCTATGTACAGCAAGTACAAGCACAGCAAACATAGTAATATACGGTAGAAGTAATCTAGGTAATGATTTATTACAGCTAGAAGTTGTTGTAACAGATGCTTACTTTAAACTTATGGCATATCCTAGAGTACAAGATGATTCAACTAGTATAGAAGGTGCAAAAATCATACATAGTGCTAACTATTATGCAACACTAAATGAGCCAGGACCTGTTATTGCAGGATCAAGTTCAAGTGCATATTCACCAACTTACACATTATCAAGATCTACTTCACAAGCAAATGAAGGACAATCATTTAGCATAACACTTATTACAACAAATGTCAATGCAGGTACAACTGTTCCATTTACAATTACTGGAGTACAGAGTGCAGACATTGGAGGAGCAAACCTAACAGGAAACTTCATAACTGGAACAACAGATACATTTACATATCCAGTTACATCAGACCTTTCAACAGAAGGTGCAGAAACATTTTTAATGACACTTGACAATGATCCAGGTGGAACTACAACAAGTGCGGGTGTTCTGTTTAACGATACTTCACAGACTCCTGCTATTACATACACATTGACTTCTAACTTATCAAATGTTAATGAGGGCGATACATTCAGAATTACACTTACAACAGGAAACGTTGATCCAGGTGTTACACTAGATTACACAGTAACAGGTGTTACTGATGCTGACCTAACAACAGGATCACTAACAGGAAGTTTCGTTGTAGGTACAACAGATTATTTTGACTTTACACTTGCTGAAGATACAACAACTGAAGGTGTTGAAAGTTTTAACATACAGTTGAACAACGGACAAGCAACTGCACAGGTACAGATTGCAGATACTTCACAAGCGGCGGCTGTGTCAAGTTACAGCTTGGGTCGTTCTGTTCCAACAGTTAATGAAGGTGGAACATTTACAATCACACTTACAACTGAAAATGTTGCAAATGGTACGAGTTTACCTTACACAATTACAGGTGTAACAAGTTCAGATATTAACGGAGCGGCATTGACTGGAGACTTTATTGTTGGCTCACAGGAAACATTAAACGTTACTGTGTCATCAGACTTAACAACAGAAGGTTCGGAAGTTTTCCAACTTGCATTGGATAACGGTGAAGCAACAGTTGGTGTAACCATTGCTGATACTAGCATAACACCAGGTAACAACTATACAATCACAGTTGGTAACGCAGGTTCAGGATCATACACATTATCAGGTACAGATAGAAATGGTAGTGTAAGTGGAAACAATGCACAGATTAATCTAAATGTTAATGACAACTTAACATTAACAATGAGTGCGGCAGGACATCCATTGTATATTAAATCAACAAACGCAACAGGTACAGGTAATCAGGTTACAACACCAGCGGCAGTAGGCCAAGGTGCTTCTAGCTCAGGTAATATTACTTGGACACCTAATACAGCAGGTACATATCACTATAACTGTCAATACCATAGTAGTATGCACGGCTTGATAGTGGTAAGTTAAATGCAGATAAATACAAGAGGAGAAACAAATGGCAGTTGTTAAGTCACCTTTTGAGGCACAACACGGATTTAAATCTAACGGATTTTTAGTAGATGATCAGGGTAACGTAACTTTACGTAGTGTAACCTATACGGTTACGGAAGAAGCAACTGACGTATCAGGTGATTACGTTGTAAGAGATGCTGGTGGTAACTTTACATTTGATAACGAATTCGAAGCTGACGGCGTAACACTAAAATTAAATCCTGGTGTAACATTAACCAGAGGTAGTGCATACGTATTCAACTTAATTTTAAGAAGCATAAACCAAGCAGGTCAAACTCTTGGTAATAATAGTTTCAATATTTTCCAATCAGATGGATTAGGTTATACAACTTATGACACAGGGATGTCGCATTTAAGTACGGATCAGACAACCAAGAAAGAAACCAGTGAAGCACAAGGACAATTTTCAGGTAAGGTAACTTTTACAGTTCCAACAAATGCTCCAGAAACTTTGTATTACGGAGATGCTGATAACAATCCAATAGGAATATTAACTATCATAGATCCAACCATTACAGGTGTTGGTAGTTTCTCAAGCATTTTAACAACAGGTAATATCACGGCACAGGGTGAAAATGCTGTAATAACATTATCACCAACAGGATCATCAGGAACAGTGGTAATTAATCCATCAAATGGTGGTACAATTAGTAACGTAGATGTTAACGCACAAAGATTAACAACACTAGACAACGTTACACTTAACGGTGAAAACGCAGACATTAGAATTATACCATCAGGATCAGCAGGTACGGTATTAATAAATCCAACAGCAGGTGGTACTATAGACAACATGAATATAGGTGCTACGACACCGGGAACAGTGAGTTCAACAAATTTAATTGCAAGTGCAGGAACGCTAAATAATACAGTAATAGGTAATACAAAACCAACTAAAGCTGAGTTTACGACTGCAAAAGTACAGCAATCGCCAACTACACAAACGGCGATAGCAAACAAGAAGTATGTGGATTCAAGAGCGACGGCATTGGCAATAGCATTAGGAAGTTAGAATAAATGGCTAAACAAAAGATAGATACGTATATATTCCAACCAGGAATTCCTTTAAAGGACAATAGGTATCCTAACGCCTATGAGCTAATTCAAAACAATGTTGAATTTATTTGTGATGAAGTAGTAGCATGGATTGCCGCACAGGTATTAGCTAACGCGGCTGACCCAACTAGCTTCTGGTACAACTATACATACAATTCACCAAAGTGTGAAAGAGATACAAGATATAATTTACAAGGCACTGATGGTACAGGTGGTATAATCTATGACTTGAGATACAATGGTAATGCTCAAGCACGTTATCTTGCAAGTAAATATTGGATCAATTCAACTCCACAGATTGATGGAGATAGACAACCTGAAATTGCGGCAAAGAACTTTGCAAGAGATTTAATTAACAACTACATTTTACCACAACAGACTTTTACAACTGCTCAAAGTCCAATAGTAACTACACAGTATACTAATTCTGCGATTGCTTATGAGTCAGGAGCAGATGCAAGAGTAACTGTATTAATGGGAATTATCACAGACGTAATTCTAAACGGTCTTGATAATGTTCCTGCACTTGATAGATCAGGTATTTCAAGTATCAAGATGCAAACACGTATTCCAACTAACGACTTGTTGTTAATGACAGACACAACAAACAACGAAGTTATCTTTAACTTTAGTGATCCAACGTTAGGTGCAAGTGTTGTTTATCAAACAGATGACACAGAAAAATTAACAAAAGGTGTTGAAGAAGATTTTCCTAAGTTCTTAGAAAAAACAGGAACAATTACAACTGTTTATCTTGACAAAAATACTGATAACGTTGACTACAGTCCAAAAGCAATAGCAGTACTAGAAGCAAACAAATCCTTTATGCAAAAAGAAGCTACGGCTTATATTGCGGCTCAGGTAGCGGCGGCATCAAGCGGAACTTGGTTCAATTTTACACACAACACAGCATTAACTGAAAGAGATCTTGGTGCTGAGATTACTGCTTTCACAAACGATATTAAATATGGTGGTAACTCAAGAACATATGATCAATCAAGTAAGTATTGGACACAAACAACTCCATACTTCAGCGGAACAAGAGCGGAAGAAGTTGCACTTAGAAACTGGTTAGTAAGTTTAATCAATACTTACATCTTAACAAATACAGCATACACTTCACAACAAACAGGTGCAGGTGCAGTATCACAGACTACAATTTTAAGTTTACCGGAAATTGGTGTTAATACTAGAGTAACACAGTTAGTAGGAATTACAACTGACGTTATTGCTAATGGTTTAGAAGTAAGACCTATTAGAGAAGAAGTTCCACTTTACTACGCATCAGACGAAATACAAGTTTTCGTTGATCAAGGTGAAACAAGAACAAGACCATTTGACTTTGGTACTGATGCTATTGAACGTATGAGAGTTTCAAACTCCGTATCCATGCTTGATGCTGACTTTGAATATGGACTACAGCCTACGAAGTGGCAAGCGATTGCTATGCAAAGAGGTTATCCAAGTATTTACGAAGTACCAGGTACTGATAAAGTTGTAGCAAGTGTAACAACAGACGCTTCATCAGGTACAGGCGGTGTTGGTCAAAGTTTAATTACTGTAACCACAGTTGGTGCTCATGGTATTGAAGCTGGTACACCTATTACAATTAAGGCTTTAGAGAATAGTGTACAAGGGGCAAGTAGAGCAGAAGGTTCATTTATTATATCCACTACTCCAACTGCGGCAACATTTACATATTTTGCGAAATCAAAAGTTGGTCAAACTAACGGCGAAGTACTTTCAACTTATTATACACAGTTAAGAGAAGCAGGATTTTATACAGGAGCGGCAATTGGTACTCCAACATTTGGTATTGTATCGCAAGGTACAGCAGGTGTATACACAAACCCATTAGGCGCAACCATAGGTGGAGATAAAACTACATGGATAGGAAACACACCAGAGATTGGTGCTCCGGTACAAAACGTTGCAGGTCAAATTGCAACAGCAGGTACAATAGGTGCCGCGAATGTAAGTAGAACAGCAGGAACTTACACAGCAATAACTGGTAACTCAAGCAGTATTGTTTCAGAATTAATTGTTGGTACATTTGATATCGTTATTGATGGTACAGGTGCGGCAACAAGTATTACGAATTTTAAAGGTGGTAGAAATAACGCAGTAGGCGATACTATCACAGTATTAGACGCTTCATTAGGAGGCGGTGGTGCACCAGCATTAACTTTCCAAGTTGCAACTGAAACAGATGGCACAGGTATTGGAAGTGGTGCTCAGGTTACTGTTGTAACAGGTGGTGGTGGAGAAATTGCTACTTGGAACGTTGCAGGTGATTATGCGTCAGGTGTTAACCAGATTGCATTAAGTGATGTAACAGGAATTTTGGCAGGACAAGCCATTGATAGAGGTGATGGTACAGCAATTCATGTATCAAGTATTGTTGGTAGTAACGTAAACTTAGACGCAAACACAACACAAGCTATCATTGGTAATAATGTACAATATACAGCAGTCGCAGGAACAAATTACAACTCCGCAGGTACTAGTGCAGTATTTGATGTTGACAGAGCTGGCGGAAGTTATACCGCTGTAATAAATGGTACAGGTGGTGATAACTATGAAGTTGGTGATGTTATCGTTGTACTTGGTAACCAATTAGGTGGTCAAACAGGAACAAATGATTTAATAGTAACGGTTGCATCGGTTGATTCAAGTGGATCAGTTGTAACATTTACATCAGCTGGTTCGGCCTTTGATGGTAATGGAAGTTTCAGTAACATAACTGGACAGAATATGAACGGTAATGGTTTAGGTGCAATATTTGATCTTACATATACAAACAATTCTTACTCAGTAAGTTTAGCACAACCAACTTATGCAAACAACGGTACAGGTGTTACACAGGGTGGAGTAGGTACTGGTTCAGCCTTTGATGTCGTACTAACAAATAACAACTACACCGTGACAGAAAACGCGGCGGCCACTGATGCTGGATATGTAGCTGGTGACACACTTAAAATTAATGGTACAGAATTTGGCGGTGATGTATCAAACGATTTAACAATTTCCGTAACAGCCGTTGATGGTAGTGGTGGTATTACATCATTCAACACGGCAGGTACTGGTCCTAACGCACAAAATAACTTTACTGAACCAGCTTATACTTACAGTGGTGTTGGTAGTGGTGCGTCATTTAATATACAATATAACGGAACAACTTATGCCGCAAGTGTTTCACAGACAGGTTCAGGATATAGTGCAACAGAAACTTGTACAGTAGATGGTGCAAACATTGGTGGTACTAGCTCAACTAACGATGCTACAATAACTATTGATAGTGTTGACGGTTCGGGTGTTATTACTGCAATTAGTGTTTCAGGTACAGCAAGTAACAGCAGAACATTTACAAATATAACTTCAGCTTCAAATGTTGTAGGTGCGGCGGCAACGTTTAATGTTGTTGTTAACTACAATAACAGTTACTCAGTTACAATAGGTAATGAACCAGGTTCAAACTACGGTAGTGGTAACACTATTATTATTGCAGGTAACAACTTAGGTGGTACTTCACCAGCTAATGACTTGACAATGACAGTTACAGGAATAAACGGTGCAGGTGCTATTACATCATTTACTTCAGCAGGTACGGCCGCTGATGCAACACAAGGTTATGCTGTAGGTGATAGATTAAAAATTGAAGGAACAAACATAGGTGGCGGAAGTCCAGTTAATGATGCTATTGTAAAGATAGATGCTGTAAGCGGAACAGGAAGAATTAATACAATTAGTGTAACTGGTACAGCACCAGATGCCACTGAAAGTTATAACAATCCAACTTATACTTCAAACACAGTTGGTGGTGCAAGTGCAACATTCAACGTTACAAGATTAGATACGGCTTATACGGCATCAGTTCCAGTAGGTGGTTCAGGTTATCTAGTTGGCGAGGAATTTGTTATACTAGGTAGTGCATTAGGTGGTGTTGATGTAACTAACAACTGTACAATCACAGTAGCAACAGTTGATGCAGGTACTGGAGAGGTACTAACAGTAACAACTACAGGTACAGCCTTAGATACAAAAACAATTACAGATTTAAGTCAGTTTGATGGAGAAGCAATTAACCTACAAGGTTCTACAGCAACATTTGATATTACAATTACAGGTGGAACATATAGTTATGCAGTAAACACTCCAGGTACAGGTTACTATGCAGATCAAAATATTAAAATTCAAGGTAACCAAGTAGGTGGTGCAACTCCGGCCAACGATATTACAATTAATATTTCAACTGTTGGTACAGGTGGAGACATTACAGGTATTAGTGGTAGTGGTACTGGTCCAGGAGGAACAGCAAGTTATACAGCAGTACCAGGATCAAACTTACAGAACAATGGTTCTAATGCAACGTTTAACGTTACAAGAAACAGTGGAGCATATTCAACTGCAATAGTTAACAACGATGGTATTAACTATCAAGTAGGAAACAAAATTAAAATTTTAGGTACAGATTTAGGTGGACAAACTCCAACTAACGATGCCACAGTAGCTATAACTGAAGTTGCTACAGATGGTGGTGTTGTTGCTGTAACAAGTTCAGGTACAGCGGTAGCAGGTACGGTTGTTAAATCATATTCAACTGTAACTATGTCAGAGAATTTAACAGCAGACATTCCACAACACACTACAATACAGTTTGCGGCATTGGCAACTGTTGAAGTTACATTTACAACTGCACATGGATTAATTCCAGGAGATGCATTTATTGTTACACAGAGTACAGACGATGGTGTAAACAATCACACATTGTTAGAAGGTCCATTCTTTGCACAGCAGGTTCCAACAACAACTTCATTGAGATATCAGTGTAGAGCGGCAGGAGCCATTGGTAGTGTTGGCGACATTAATGCTATATTGTATCCAAGACCAGATTCGTTCTTTGTACACAGACCATATGATGGAGGTGTACAGCTAGGAACAGGAGGACCACAACACGGTGCTCAAGCAATTAGACAGAGTAAAAAATATATTAGATATCAATCAGGTAAGGGTATCATGTATACCACTGGTGCTCTATTTGCCCCATCCTATGATTTGTTAAACGTAACAGCAGATGCAGTAGCGGCAGGATCGTTTATTAATGTAACTACAGATGATGTTGATCACGGATTACAAGTTGGTGGTAGAATTAGATTAATTGGTATTGAAACACCAGGTTACAACGGAGATTATTCAGTATCAAGTATTACTGACGAAAGAACATTTAAAGTTATTGCAACAACAGGACTAGGATCAATAACTCCTGTGTTAAGTCCAAAAGCTCAAGTATCATTACTTAACTGGCATGGTGCAACTGTACGTTCAGGTGCATTTGATGATCAGAATGGTATCTTTATGGAGTATGATGGATCAAACTATAATGCTGTACAAAGAACTTCAACATTACAGTTATCAGGTACAATATCGTTAGCAGTTGACAGTAACGCAGTTTCAGGTACAGGAACAAGATTTAGAGATCAAGTTAAAGCAGGTGATAGAGTTGTTATCAAAGGTATGACACACGTTGTATCACAGGTAAACAGTCAAACATCAATGAATGTTACTCCAGACTTTAGAGGTGTAACTCCTGCAAGTGGAGCCAAGTTATGTTTGGTTGCAGATAAGAAATCAAAACAAGCAGACTTTAACGGTGACGTATTAGACGGTACAGGATCATCAGGTTACATATTAGATATTTCTAAGATGCAGATGATTGGGATTCAGTACAGTTGGTATGGAGCTGGTTTTATTGACTGGATGCTCAGAGGTGATGATGGTAACTTTATTTTCTATCACAGAATGAGAAACTCAAACGTTAACACAGAAGCATTTATGAGAACTGGTAATATGCCGGTTAGATATGAAGTATCAAATGAAGGTCCTAATGATAGATTAGCGGCTGACATGACAGATTCACAAGCTACTATTCCATTAGAAGATGCTAGTTTCTTCCCAGGAGGCGGTGGAACAGTTATTATTGATAATGAAATGATTCAGTACACAGGTATTACCGGTGATACGTTAACAGGTTGTACTAGAAGTGCTCCGTTAACAAACTTTGCCGCAGGAGCAACAAGAACTTATACGGCAGGTGTTGCCGCAACGCATACATCACGTACTGGTGTTATATTGATTAGTAATACTATTACACCGATCATATCACACTGGGGATCAGCATTCCAAACAGACGGTGGATTTGATAGTGATAGAGGTTACATTTTCTCATATACTTCTACTGCAAACACAATTAGTACAACAAGAAATACGGTTTTCATGTTAAGACTAGCACCTAGTGTATCAAACGCAATCGTTGGTGACTTAGGTGAAAGAGAATTATTAAACAGAGCACAGTTACTACTAGAAGGTATTGAAATAACATCAGACGGTACTGATGCTAGTAGTAATCCAATTACTGGAGGAATTGTTGTTGAAGGAATCTTAAATCCACAAAACTATCCAATTGATCCAGGTGATATTGGTTGGGCTTCCTTAACAGGAGCGGCGGCTGGTGGACAACCAAGTTTTGCTCAAATAGCCCCGGGTGGTTCTGTTGTATGGTCAACAGGTGCAACACAGATTATTAAAAATGCAACAACGGTTGCAGAGATGACACTTGACGTAACATCAGCATATAGTAGAAACAATACAAACTATCACTTTATTACATCGGGTTCGTATAACACGGCAGACAATTCAGGACTACAAACTGGTCTAACAGTAACAGCAACTGGTAATGGATCACCGTCAGACTTTCCAACTGGTACAACACTTGCACAGATTTATAGTTACTACAATCCACCACTATTGAGATTTAATAATAGAAACAGTGGCGGTCAAATTAGTTCAAATGAAACTATTACAATGTCAATTAACCCAGGTGGTAATTTAGATAGAACGAACTTCTTGTACTTTACAAAAACAAGTTGGGAATCAACTGGTGCAGTTGCAGGTACTGAGATAAGTGACAGTAAGTTTCCGGGAGGTACATACGTTTCTGGTGTACAAGGACCACTAAACTTTGGTGGTGTAGAATATTACAGAATTACATTTACGCAGAACTCCAATACTAATATTACCGCAGGAAGTACTGTAGGGTTCTTATTTGGACAACCTCCATATGCACAGCCAGGTGAAACAGTATTTTCATTTATTGCAACACCAGGTGAACAGTCATCCTTGATGTTAAGTACGTTGAAAGAATTAACAAATACAACGTTAGGTGGACGAGGTACGTTCCCGAATGGTCCAGACGTTTTAGCTATTAACGTTTATAAAGCTGAAGGTGTAGATACCAAAGCGAATATTATTCTAAGATGGGGTGAAGCTCAGGCGTAATTATCTTACGTTGAAAGCAATCGTAGTCCTAATACAATCTTTTTTACTAGGTAATACAGTATGTTTCAAGTAACTAGGAAACAGAAGTAATCTTCCTTTGACAGGTTGATATACATATTCCTGCCAAGAGTAAGGTGCAGTATCTTTTGTAGTATGTCCGTATTCAACAAATAAATTAGGATTTCTAAAACTTAATCCACCTGCATTTTCATTTGCTCTTACCCAATAGACACCACTAATTTGTCCTACGTTATGATGATGTTCATCATGTACATCACCTTCTTTGTAATCTTGTACCCACCAATTATAATCATAACCGGCGTGTATTCTATTCATCATATTTTTGTTTTGAAAGTCTCTTACACATTCGTCTATATGTTCAAATAGCAAAGGTGTATCATATTTTAAATGTACAGCTTTGTCTTTTTCAAAATAGTCAGTGGCGTGTGGAGCGTCTTTGGTTGGCCTTGGAATCTTATCTAAGTTAGCAACTACAAATTCTTCTGTTTCATTTGCAATCTTTGTAGGTACATCATGTACAAGTATACCAACTGGAAATATATTTTCGTATTTCATTACAGTGGCACATAATAATTTAAAGGATTACCACCAGGCATAAAATTACCAGGTTGATTCATTCTTAAATTATCCTCATGTAGTTGTAAACCAGTCTTAGGTTGCTTGTTAACTTGAGGTGTCTGTACGTGTTGTAGCATAGTGTCTATTGGTTGAATGTTAAATGCGATAGTTATACGAGGATCTGCATCATCCCAATCACTTATCCTATGTTCTATATCTGTCGAATGTGTAATTAATAATTGGTTGTTAAAATTTTCAACACACTCAACTACTTTCTCTGTTCCTATTTCTCTATACTCTGCAAAACTTGGTTCACAGTTAATACCATATATACCGTGGAAACAATCTATTCCTCCACCATAATCATGTCCATGCCAATCTAATACTTCACCTGAGTTAGGCCAATAATTTAACCACCCAACTATCCAATAGTGTTTACTAGTATCATGTTTTATTGATTCTTTAAAATATTCTTGTATGTCTTTGTACAAAGATACTACTTCTGGCATAGTACTTGTAAACAAATTATAATGAGGACTACAAGCTGTACATAAGCTAGGGTGTGGAACGTTTGCTAAACCGTTTGGTATAGCAATTTCATTTGCAATTTGATTAGCTAAAAATTTACTTGTATGTGTGAAACTAGCTAGGTTGTGTTTCAGCTGTGTTTTGTATATCTTCATCTGGCGCCACTTGTTGGTTTGCTTGACTATCGCCAGGAGCAAGTCTATAATTATCTTCTATTGAATCAGATGTACTTACTTCCGTAAGTGAACTACCGGCTTCTATAGCTTCTAATTGATGTGGCATTAAAGGAGGATTTCTCCATGTGTCACCTGCTTTGATAATAACTTCCATTGGCGTAGCTGTTTGAGTATCGATGTATCTTAGCTTAAAACTTCCTTGATTAACAAACCAAGACTCGTCTTTAATTTTATGAAAGTGCATAGACATTTTAGACCCTGGCTTTTCAAAAACCAAAATCTTTCCACAGTAAAGATCGTTAGTTGCCCAAATTAATTCGTATCCCCAACCCTTGTCTACCTTACCACTATGTCTTGCTGGCATCTATATACTCCTGTACGGTCTTAAATTTATATTCACCTATACTATTAATTAGTTTAGTATTGTCTGCACAGGTATAATACTGATACTGCCCTGCTAGGTGATCTGGTAAAGGTATTGTTGTAACTTTTGCATCATGTATTTTAGCATAAGCATTAGCAATATCCATAAACGATGGTGCAACTCCTGTACCAACATTCCAAATATCAGTAGCGTCTACATGAAACATCTTTTCAATAATTTGACAAACGTCTCCTACCCAAATAAAATCTCTTTTGATATGTTCACTCTTTTCAAAGACAGTAACTTCTTTTAGGTTTTTAGCTTGTAATTCAAACTTACCAAAAACACTTTGTTGTTCGCCCTTGTCTTGTTCTCCAGGACCATATACGTTAAACAATCTAAGTCCCTGTACATTAATTCTATACTCTGGTATTTCCATTACCATTTTATCAAACAAATATTTGCTCCAACTATATGGACTTTGTGGATAAACTTTATCGTTTTCTTTGATAGTTTTCATATCATTTTGAGCCTGTGTGTTGCCGTACACACTAGCACTTGAGGCATATATTAATGATGTGCCACTTTGATCACAAAGCTGTAAAAGCCTTTGACTAAATTCTAAATTTTGTTTTAAAACTTTTTCTACATCACGTTCTGTTGTACTGCTTATTGCTCCTAAGTGTACTACTCTATCATAATCTTTTGGATCAGGTACTTTGTTTTCAATATATTCATATCCTTCTACTTCATGCCCCATGTGTTGTAGATAAGGACCTAAGTTTCTTCCAATAAACCCTTCATGTCCTGTAATTAATACTCTCATGCTTTCATTCTTTCAATAGTTTTAGTTGTTGAATATCCTTTGACAGTTGGAAAAATTTCTACTTTGGCTATGTCATTTCCAACCACTTGTTCTACAGTATAATCGCCCCCTTTGACAATTACATCTGGTTGTATTTCCTTTATTGCTTCATATGGTGTGTCCTGATCAAATATAACAACATCATCTACAAAGCCCAATTCTAACAATGCTTCTTTACGTGTGTTCTGGTCGTTTATGGGTCTTAAATCGCCTTTTAAACGCTTAACAGAAGAATCACTATTAATGCCCACCACAAGGCGTTTTCCTAGCGTGTGTGCGTGTCTAAGTAGCTTTAAATGGCCAGTATGCAGTATATCAAACACCCCATTAGTCCATACGATATTGCGTTCCAAATCGTCTTGTTGTATTATAGCAACACCCCGTTTTTCAACGATCCTAGCCGCGGCATAACAAGCCAATTTACAGGCATCAAATATGTCCATACCCTTATCAATACCATAGGCAATAACTGCCATTACAGTATCTCCTGCACCAGTTACGTCTGCAACTTCTTTTACAGGCTCTACAAAATGTTTGTATTCGTCTAGTATGTTTAGTACGTGCATACCATTAGCACCATCTGTAACAACTAACCAAGTCCAGCTATGTCTTTGCATTTGTCTAAGAGCATCTGCTTGATTCCATTTACCAAACCATGCTTCGTATTCTGCCATGTTTGGTTTAACAAGATATGCTCCATGATAAAAGTTTGCATCTTGTTTTGGATCAACTAAAATCTTTGCTTCTTTGCTTAATAAATTTGCTACTGTATCTCGTCTTACAGTACCCTTTGCATAATCACTTATACAAATAATATCATGCTTTTTAACATTGTTGTTAAATCTTGTTGCAACATCTCCAACATATGGTAATTCTCTATCCCAACGTACAATATGTTGTCCACGTTGTCCAACTAATCTTGTTTTGGTTGTTGTAATTTTATGGTCCTGTGCTATTGTAACTTCTAACTTACTTGCTTCAACTAATTCTAATAATTTATAACCTTCTTTATCATTTCCTAAAGCACTTGTAAGTTCAACTTGTGATCCTAAACTTTTTATGTTAAGTGCTAAATTGCCTGCACCACCTATTGAATATTCTTGATTGGTTTCTAGCAGTACTGGTACAGGTGCTTCTGGAGACATTCTATTTGCTTCACCGACTATCCATCGATCTAACATTATGTCGCCGTATACTCTAATCATTTATTCCTCCAGTAAACTAATAAGTTGGAAAACAGTTTGTAATTTTGTTAAGTTTGATTTGCTTTGTAGTGTGTTTCTTAATCCTTGGTGTAAAGGCTTTGGCCATTTACCAAAACTAACCCAAGCATATCCATTGTGTTCACCGTTTAATACTGGAATAAATTCTTCTTTAACTACACAAAGATATGTATGAAAGTTAAATTTTTCATCATTACTTACAAAAGTTTCTAGTGGAATAGATTTAACAATAGGAGGACAATCTCCTATCTCTTCTTTTATTTCTCTTGTCAATGCTTGATAAGGAATTTCTTCACTCTCATTAGTACCACCTACAAGTCCCCAAACATCAGCTTGTCGACTTTGTGTTCTATGTAAAAATAAGAACCTCTGTGTATCTAATGTATAGAAGAGAGCTCCACTACAAATAATCTTGTTCATATTAGTAATTATGCTAGAGTACTAGGCGCCAGGTTCCTTTTCGATACTCGCCTTCGAACGTTAACGTCCATGCAGTACCGTCCCATTTATATTGGACACCTGTATTTAAATTGGTTGTATATGTTACTTCTGGTACTGTTGAATCTTCACCGCTATTACCACTGGCATCAAAAACAATGTTCCAATCATTTCCGTCCCATTCAACAATATCGTTTTCTTTGGCAATTAAATCGCCTTTAGATCCCTTCCAAGCATCAGCACCATCTTCGTTTGTTGCATCACCAATATCACCTAATAATAGTACTCTTATACCATTACCTCTTATGTTAGTTGGATTAACTTTACTTGGATCTATAATATAATCTATTGTTCCTTTAGTAGCTAAAGGACCTACTATAACTGTGTTTGTTGGAATAGTATCTTCGTCCCAATTAACAACAATTTGTGTTTCATCTAAACTGTTTAATGCAAAAGTACCTACAACTGAAGTTGTAAATCCTGCTCTTTCAAGATAAATTTTACTTAAACTTGCTCTGTATTGTCCTGGTTGTGCATCAAGTATTGTACGCCAGTTAATCTCACCAGCAATACCATTTTTACCTAGTTGTACAATATTACCCATTACAATAGCATCATATCCAGACGCAGTTGATACTGCCAAGTTTGCAGTAGACTTGCTTGATTTACCCATACCTGATTTGCCTGCTGTTGATGTATCTGAACCTTTGGCCAAGTTTGCATTACTGTCATCGTATCCTTGTAGTTCAGGCATACTATTACTTAGGTCAATAGTTCCTCTGCTTTCATCAAATATACTCATTATAACATTTGTAATAACACCTAGCTTTTTAACCTTAGCAGGTGGACTAATATATATTGGTGTACTAAATCCTAGTGTTGCAACATCAATATCTGTTTCAGTTCCAACTGGAATACTTCTTGAACTAAAGTTAATGTTTTCTAAGTTAACAACTGACAACGAAGTCCAGTCTACATAGTTGTCTGTAGTTTGTATTTCTAAACTAGGATTGAACAGCATTAGTATCTGTTCCATAATTTGTAATTTTTGTTCTGTATTAGTTGACCATATATCTGCTGTTACTTGTAAAGTATATGGAGTAGGCATCATACGTTCAACTGTATAATTTTTACCTTGTGTGTTTAAATATTCTTTTCCTGTTGCATCATATTCTCTTTCTCTGATGTGTACCTTACCTGTAAAACTTGGATCAGCAGTTCTAGTTCTGTCCATTTCCATACCTGTTACATACACACCTATACGTGGAGCACTAGGAATTTTATTTTCTGAATTATCTCTTATGATAGCACCTACTTGACGTGTAATATCTCCGTACATAACAGGAACTTGTACTAAAGCACCTTTGCCATCTGCATAAGAGAAGTTACTCAACAGTCTGATTATCTGAGTAATATATCTTCTTATTTGTCCATCATAAAAATGTAGCATTATCTTTTACACCCACAATCTCTAATGAAGAAATGCACAACTGCCATTGTAAACCACATCCATGTCATTTCAC